AACAGCGCAGAAAATCTCGCTATCGCCAAGAGCTCAGCGAAGTCCGCTGATGCCCTGGACGGTGCAGTCAACGGCGTTCGTCCGATCGTAACGGCAGCTCAACCGGGCTAACTACCTATGATGATTATCGATCCCGTCGCCCTGGGCGACGTGGCTTGCACACGTGCGTCCACCGCAACGTACTTTGACCGGAACGGGGTACTCCAGGCCGCGCCGGCCAATACGCTGCGGGTGACGTATGACCCGAGTGATCTGACAAAGGCGCCGCATGCGCTGGTGGAGGCCGCGGCGACGAACAACACGCTTTACTCGCAAGCGATGAGTAATGGCGCGGCGTGGAGCACCTACCAGGCCGCTGTAGCGACAAGCAATGTTGTAGCTCCAGATGGCTCAACCACGGCGGTGCGCCTCTCAAATGGTGGCGCGAGCGAGCAGTCCCTCAAGGGCGGGGGAGCATTCAATTTCGTAGCTGGCGGCACCTATACCGTCTCTGTATACGCCAAGGCGGGTGAGGTCAGCAGCTTCGCGGGAACGCTGAGCAGCGCTTATTTTGCGGGCGGCGGGGCTGCCAGGTTCAACTTGGCCGCCGGCATCGTGAGCTTTGCAAGTGCGGGCGTGATCGCGACCATACAGCCCGTCCAGGGCGGGTGGTTTCGGTGTACATGGACGTTCACGGCGACTGCCAGTACATCGAACAATACGCACTGGATCAATCTGGAAAATGCCGCATCGGACAGCACTCTAGGAATGTATTTCTGGGGCGCTCAGCACGAGGCGGGCTCGGTTGCAACTTCCTACGCCCCGACCACTTCGAGCGCGGTCACCCGCGCCGCCGACACCATCGCCTCCGGCGCGGGCCTAGTGTATTCGAACGTCGCGATCACCGAGACGGCCTACAGCAGCGTGGCGACCTACGCGCAGAATGCCACGGTCTACGACCCAGCGACCTACCAGATGTATCAGTCGCTCATCGCGGGCAACACGGGGCATGTGCTGACCGATACCACTTCATGGGTACCCACTGGCGGTTCAGTAAATCGTCGGCAGATGTTCGACCAGTACAACAACACGCAGACCGCAAACGCGGAGGAGGCCATCGTTGTCGTATCTCCGCAGGCAATGGCGCGGGGAGTGTATATCGGCAACATGGACGCAAGCGAGGTGCGAATCTCGGTGGTCGACCCCAACACGGGGAGCCTCGTGTATCAAGAGGTGCAAAACCTCATCGTGTCGAATAGCGGCTCCAGCTTCTTCAAGTGGGGCTTCAACCGTCGAAGGAAGAAGTCCTATGCGGTGAGCGTGTCGCTGCCTCCATATTCGAGCGGCTTGATCACCATCGCCATCAAGAAGCCAGGCGGCACGGTGAAGTGCGGCATGTGCGTTGTCGGGCCTCTTGTCGACGTCGGGCTTGCGCAATATGGCCTGTCCCGCGAGATCAAGGACTACTCGACCGTCAACTTCAACTTCGACGGCACCTCGAATGTGGTCAAGCGTAACTACGCGAAGATCATGGACGTCGATGTGATCATCGACAACGACCAGATCGACGCAGTCGTTGAGGCGCTGGAGGGCTATCGGCAGAAGCCTGTCGCCTGGATCGGCGCCGCGGCTTACGGCTCGACCTGCCTCTTCGGCGCATACACGAGCTTTAAGAGCGTGATCGCTTACCCGATGCAATCCACCATGAACCTGCAGATCCAAGGGACTGTCTGATGGCAAACCAAATCACCACGTTTCTCGACCCGACGCAGATGCCGAATCAGTCGCAGGACCAGACGACATTCGACAATCTGTGGGCGGCCGTTCTGGCAGCCCTGCCGACTTTCGGCGCGCAGTTCAATGCGTCGATCGCGAACTACAACGCGGCCAACGCGGGCAGCGCCTATGCGATCCCGTACACGGTCGACCTGTCCAGTACGACCGACGCCGATCCGGGCAACGGCAAGCTGCGCTTCGGTAGCTCGACGCAGAATGCCTCGACAGTCTTGCGGCTCGACTTGCTCAACGCGCTGAGCACGGACGTGACTGCAATCCTTGACACGTTCGATGCGTCCACGAGCACGGTCAAGGGCATGATCCGCCTGGTCAAACAGGGTGACGCCACGCAGTTCTTGATGTTCAATGTGACCGCACGCTCTGCGCCGACCGGATACCGTGACATCACTGTGACACCGGTTGCGTCCAGCTCGGCCAATCCGTTTGCGCAGGGCGATGCCGTGCTGCTTCACTTCACGCGCACTGGCGACAAGGGCGATATCGGGGCGAGCTCCTATGACGCCCCGATGATCCACGTGCGCGAGGAGCTTACTTCCGGCTCAGCCCCCTCCGTTGCAGCTGGGGCGGCGCGAGCTTTTAACACGGTGAAGACCAACACCATTACGGGAGCATCGCTCGCCTCCAGCAATATCACGCTGCCAGCCGGAACATACACTTTTGAGGCGCTGGCACCGTTCTATTCGAATGGCACCACACATCGAATTTCGCTCTATAACAACACGGCCAGCGCCGTCATCACATACGGGTCGAGCGAATCCTGTACCAACACGAGTAGCGCCGACGTCACCAGGGCGACCGTCAGGGGGCGATTTACGATTGCCGTGCAAAGCTCGCTTTCCATCACCCATGCCAACACAAGCGGCAACGCCTGCCCAGGCGGCGTCGCCATGAATAGCGGTACTGAGATCTACGCCGAGGCAATCTTTAGGAAGGTCATCTGATGGATATCCAACGATACGTCACCTACCAGCCTGACGGCTCCCTCGACGGCTGCTTCCTCCAAACGCCGCCCGGGGATCACGCCGCGCGCATGATCATCATCGATGAGGCGCAGGCTACCGCATGGGTCAACTACCGCGCCAATGCTGCGCGCGATGGCCTGGAGCTGATTCCGCCAGCACCCGTCCCGATGCCGACCGAAGCGCAGTACGTGGGCGCCATCCAGTCAATGCTCGACGCAAAAGTCGCTGAGCGCCGCTACCTCGGCATCATCTCCGCCTGCTCGTACGCGGCGTCGACTAACGCCACGTTCAAGGCCGAAGCCGATGCGTGCCTCGCGTGGCGCGATGCGGTGTGGCTCAAAGCGTACCAGGTGCTCGACCAGGTGACTGCCGGCACGCTGGCGCAGCCGACCATTCCCGACCTGCTTGCGATGCTGCCGACGATGACATGGCCGACATGACAAGTCCTTCCAGTCCCACCCCAGAGCCGCCGTTGAGCGGCTTTTTCTTTGCCCGAAAGGACCCCATGCAAGCCACTGAATCCGCCGCCGCGATGGCCGCAAAACTCTCGCCGCCCGCTGCCGTTGGCATCGCTCCGATCATGGGGATCACCCTGCCGGAACTGGTCCAGATCGCCGCCCTGGTCTACACGATCCTGATGATCGTCCATAAGGTCTGGCACATGTGGAAAGAGTGGCGTACCGGCCGCGCGATGCCGGAATCGGAAGGTGAAATGCTGTGAGCCTCGACACCATGAAGCCATCGCCCGCCTGCCGCGCGCTGATCCGCAACAGTGAAGGCTGCCGGCTGACCGCGTACCCGGACTCGAAAGGCGTCCCGACCATCGGAATCGGCCACACGCGCGGCGTGAAGCTGGGCGACCACTGCTCCGTGCAGCAGGCTGATATCTGGCTCGGGCAGGATCTGGAAGACGCTGCAGCATCAGTGGCCTCGCTGGTCAAGGTCCCGCTCACGCAAGGCCAGTTCGATGCTCTCGTATCGTTCACGTACAACGAAGGACACAAGCGATTGGCTGAATCGACGCTGCTTGTGCTGTTGAACAAGGGGCAGTACGGCGCCGCGGCAGACCAGTTTTCGCAATGGATCTATTGCGAGAGCAAGGTGCTGCCTGGCCTCGTCAAGCGGCGCGCGCTGGAGCGGGCCATGTTCCTCGGCGCGGAGGCTGCATGGGATCCATTGCATGGACGGCCCGACCTGGGACATGCAGGGCTTCCAACGTTCCGATTTCCTGTTCTCGCCTGACGAAGCCAAATCCACCACCGAAGGAGTCTCGAAGTGAAAAACGTCTACATCAAGCTGTTCATCGGGCTCGTGCTGTTCGGGTCACTGGTCGCGCTGACCGTGCTCCAAGTGCCACACGCGGACCGCCTCATCGATCTCATCTACGCGGCGCTCGTCGGCCTCGGCATCTACCACCTGGGCGACCGCGATCCGGCGCCGTCGATTGATAAACAAGCGGGAAACGCACTCCCCGGCCTGCTCGGCGTCCTAGCGCTGGGGTCGGCCCTGGCGCTCGCGGGATGCGCTACCAGCCAGCCGCAGGCGCCTCAAGTGACCTATACGCAAGCCTGTGCAGCCTACGGGGCAGCATTCGCGACAGCGCTCGAGCTACGGCAAGCCGGCAAGCTGAACAAGTCTCAGATCGACCAAATCACAGTGCTGGACAACCAGATCACGCCGATCTGCACCGGCCCGCTGCCAGTCGATGCGACGACGGCAACCGTGCAAATCACGTCCGCGGTGACCGCGCTGGCAATCATCGAAGCCATCAAGAAGGATCCGAAGCCATGACCGATACGAACGCCCAAATTGTCGCGCAAACCGCGCTGCAAACCGCTGCCGCGATCCTGCCGGCCCTTGCAAGTGCCGACCCGAAGCTTGCGGCTGTCGTCGCCCTGGCGCCGCTGGCTGTCGATCTGCTACAGAAGGCGACCGCAGCCCAGCAAGCCGGCCTGCTGCCTCCCGAGCAGCTGGCAGCCCTGTTTGCATCGATCGGGCAGGGCATCCAGTCGACTCACTCGCAATGGGCGGCGCTCAACGCGGCTGACGCGGCAAAGGCGGGTGCGCAATGAGGCTCATCGACCTGAATCCGGAATGGTTTAGCAGTGGCGGCGCCGGCATCACCGAGACCGCCACGGGGCGCCCGGTTCCGCTGCGCGAGCGTGTTGGCGTGGAACTCGACTGTCCGTGCGGTTGCTCGCACCGGCTATACGTCCCATTTGCCAATCCGCCTGATGGCCTTGGCCCTACTTCGCCGGGTCATGGCTGGCAGCGTGCCGGCGAGACGTTCGGCGACCTCACGCTGACCCCATCGATCCAGCGCGAGCTACCGAATCGTTGCTGGCACGGCTTCATCACCAACGGCGAGATCATCACATGCTGACCACTCAACCCGCTGGCTTCCTTGGTCGCTTTGTTGTCGAGCTAATCCGCGATGACAAGCAGGGGCTATGGGAACACCAGGAGGCGTTCGGGTTCCGCAGCCGAGACGGTCGCGAGTATTGGGTCAAGAAGGGCCACCGTACGGACTTCTGCAGCGTGCCCCGCGTCCCATTCGCCTACGACATGCTCGGCAATCGGGCCCGCCGCGCTGGTTCGATCCATGACGGCTTGTACGAGGAGAAGCCTGTCACGCGTGAGCAAGCTGACAAGCTGCTGTACGAAATGCTGCTCCAAGATGGCGTGAGCGAGTGCGAGGCAGGGCAGTTCTACCTGGCTGTCCGGATGTTCGGCGCATCGCATTGGGATCCAGCGCCGGCAGCAAGCGCTCCAACTCCCGCAACCGCGGCAGCAGCCTAGAAACCACGAAAGTTCGCATGACCAAAACCATCATCGACCCGAAGCTGATCGAGTTCGCCACTGTGCGCCAAATAGAATACATCGAGGCCATCGAGAAGCACGGCAGCATGCGCAAAGCGGCTGTAGCGCTGGGCGTGCACAAGAGTGCTGTCCAGGACTCGATAGCGCGG